TAAAAAAAAGATAAATCAATTTAGACAAAATAAAGAAGATGATTTTTTTGAAAAAATAAAAAGAGGCGATTTTGATGTTATAGAAAACCCTTTTAGGGATGGTACGCCTGCTTTTGAAGATTTTTTAAAAAGCAAAGGATTTGATGGACATACCACGGGTGAACCCTATACAAAGTCATCAGGAGAAAAGGTAATAGCGGGCAACGTGAAGGTCTATAACGCAGGTGACATTGTTTCAGCGTTTGATCCTTTAGTTCAAGGTAAAGCTCAAGGCGGTTTAGCGACACTAGACCATGAAGCGCGAAATATGTTCCGTAGACCTAAAGGAATAGCAAGTTTAACAGTGTAGAGGACAAAACATGGTTGAAACAGTTGGAAGTTTAATGGACAAGAGTATCCCTTCGCAGTTAGACGAAGAGGATTTAAAAGCGGAGATAGAGCTTGAAATCCCTAGCACGGACGACGAACCGTTGCTCACGGACCCTGATATAGAGATAGAGATTACTGAGGAAGAGGACGGGGGAGCTACTGTTGATTTTGATCCTATGGAGGAGCGGGAGGACGTTGGGTTTACGGAAAACCTAGCTGAGGCTATTTCTGACACGGAACTGGGTCGTATTTCTTCTGAATTACTGGGAGAGTTTGACGCGAATAAGGCTAGTCGTCAGGAGTGGGAAGACGCATATACGGATGGTTTGGAGCTTTTAGGGTTTAATTACGAGGAGCGGGCGCAACCGTTTCGCGGTGCGAGTGGCGTAACGCACCCTTTATTGGCTGAGGCTGCCACACAGTTTCAGGCACAAGCATTTAATGAGTTATTACCTTCTTCTGGTCCTGTTCGGACGGTGATTATGGGGGAGAGAACGAGGGCCAAGCAGGAGCAGTCTGAGCGGGTTCGTCATTTTATGAATTACTATGTGACGAATGTGATGGAGGACTACACGCCTGACATGGATCAGATGTTGTTTTATTTACCGTTGGCGGGCAGTACGTTTAAAAAGGTTTACTTTGATGAGGTCGCGGGCCGTGCAATGAGCAAGTTTGTGCCTGCGGAACAGTTAATTGTTCCTTATGACACGTCGGATTTGGATAATTGTCCGAATGTAACGCATATTGTTCGCATGGGTTTAAATGACCTTAGAAAACAGCAACTTGCGGGAATATATCTTGATATAGACGTTATTCCTGTTCAAGGGGATATAACGGAAGTACAGAGTGAATTAGATAGAATATCTGGGGTGGAACCTTCTCAGATTGATTATGACTGTACGTTATTGGAGTGCCACGTTGATTTGGACCTAAAGGGGTTTGAGGAGTTGGATGACGAAGATGAGCCTACAGGGGTGAAGCTTCCTTATGTTGTTACGATATCACAGGATAATGGCAAGATATTGTCTATACGAAGAAACTATAAAGAGGACGACAGCTTAAAAAGAAAAATACAATATTTTGTACATTTTAAATTTTTACCGGGCTTTGGATTTTATGGATTGGGTTTGATACATACGATTGGCGGACTCTCGCGAACCGCCACGGCAGCACTGAGGCAGTTGATCGACGCGGGTACATTATCCAATCTCCCTGCGGGTTTTAAGGCCCGTGGTCTACGGATTCGTGATGATGAAGATCCTCTTCAGCCGGGTGAATTTAGAGATGTAGATGCACCCGGTGGGGCTATCAGGGATAGCCTCATGCCATTGCCGTTTAAGGGTCCCGACGGAACTTTGTTTAATTTATTGGGATTTGTGGTACAGGCGGGTCAAAGGTTTGCAACCATTACGGACATGAAGGTCGGTGACGGCAATCAGCAGGCCGCGGTTGGTACAACACTGGCTTTATTGGAGCAGGGTAGCCGTGTAATGAGCGCGGTACATAAAAGGCTTCATTACGCTATGCGGTTGGAATTTAAACTGTTGGCAAAGGTAATGGCGGAGTTTTTACCACAGGAGTATCCTTATGCTGTTGAGGGTCAGGATCAAAAGATCATGGCGCAGGATTTTGATAGCAAGGTAGATATTTTACCTGTTTCTAATCCAAATACCTTTAGTCAGGCGCAACGGATAGCGTTGGCGCAAACTAAAATGCAGTTAGCTACACAGGCCCCAGAAATACATAATATGTATGAAGTGTATCGGGATATGTATGAGGCGATTGGTGTATCGGATGTGGATAGGCTTTTAAAGTCTATGCCTGATGAGGAACCACGGCCCTTGGACCCTGCACAGGAAAACATTAATGCAATGGACATGATGACGTTAAAAGCGTTTGAGGGTCAGAACCATCAAGCGCATATTCAGGCGCACTTGGTTTTTGGGTCATCCCCGTTGGTAGGATCTGTTCCTCCAGTGGCAGCAACATTGCAAAAGCACGTTTTGGAACACGTCAAGATACAGGCGGAAGAGCAGGCTAGGGCTCAAATGGCGCAAGCAGGACCAATGCCTGCAGAAGGTCAGGATATGCAATATCAGGCTATGGTGGCTCAGTTGGTGGCACAAGGTATGCAACAGGCTAAGGAGCTATCTGGACAAATATCTGGTCAAGGCCCTGATCCTCTGGTAAAACTAAAAGAGCAAGAGCTACAGATTCGGGCGCAGTCTGAACAGAATGAGGCGAACATAGACAAGGCTAAATTACAACTAGACGCACAAAATCAACAGATTAGAGCGGATCAGTTTGGTAAGAGGTTAGCAAGTCAAGAGGCTCAGACAGAGGCTAGGATCCAAAGCGCAATGGAAAGAGAACTGTTAAAACAGAGAGGAAAATAAAATGGCAAAAGTAAGAATAGTTACAAACTCACCGGGGCCTGCACCAAAAGCCTCAACTTCTGCTGAAATAAAAGGTCAGGGTAGTATTCCTTATGGAAAGACTAAGGAAGTAAAGATACCTACAAAAATGACCAGAATGACGGCTAGAGGTATGGGAGCTGCTATCAAGGGCGGTGGGTACTTAGGCTGTGTATAAATGCCTTTAAAAAAGGGCTCTAGTCAAAAAACTGTTAGTAAGAATATAAGTAAGTTGCGGGACGAGGGGTATCCCCAGAATCAGGCAGTGGCGATTGCCCTGTCCAATGCCAATAAAAAAAGCAAGGGAGGAGTAGTCAGGGGGTATAGCAAAATAGCTAGGCCACAGAAGTTTAAAGGAATATTCTAATCGTGCTTGGAGACATAGTTACCGGCATTAATCTTGTTAAGCAAAGTGTGGCTTTTATTAAAGACAACATAGCTACGGCAAAAGATATATCTTCTATTGCGTCCCAGATAGATGATTTATTTGAGGGTAAAAACCAACTCGACAAAAAAAGAAATAAAAAAGATGGGGTTCGTATAGCGGATCAGTTTGGGGTAAAATCTGTAGCAAATGAGATAATTGATGCGAAACTTGCAGCTGAAGAGATGTACAACGTATCTGTTTTGGTGGATCAGCGATTTGGTCATGGGACATGGCAATCTATATTAACAGAAAGAGCCAAGAGAATAGAGGCCGCCAAGGCTGCTGAGAAAGAGAGAATAAAGGTTAAACAACAACAACAAGAAGAAATAATGGAAGTAATGGGTTATTTTGCGATAGGATTATGTATAGTTGTATTTGTTTTTGGAATTTTATTTGCTGTAGTATCTTTTGCAGAGGTTATGAGAAATGGAAATTGAAGATCTATTACTTATTTTGATAATTTTGGCAGCTATGTATTGGTGTGTACTTTTTCCGCCAAAGTGGTTATTTATTAAATAATGGGAAAAAGATCAGAGTTTGGCAGGATAGATAAGGATTTTTATCCTACGCCGGCAAAAGCGGTGGAGCCCTTACTACCTCACTTAGAGGGGTACATTTCTTATGCGGAGCCTATGGCGGGTAACGGGTCTTTAATTAATGCCTTAAATAAAATGTCTGATTTATCTTGTAAGTGGATGTCAGATATTTATCCACAAAGACCTGATATCAAACAAGCCAATGTATTTGATTTAACCCTTAAAGAAATAGGTCTTGGCACTGATTTAATTATTACAAACCCACCGTGGTCGAGAGAAGCTTTGCATCAATCTATTATGCACTTATCTGCTATAAGACCCTCTTGGTTATTATTTTACGCAGATTGGATGCACACTATACAGGCTGTACAGTATTTACCTTTTTGTCAGAAAATACAAAGTGTGGGTCGTGTAAAGTGGTTTCCAGACACACCACACACGGGAAAAGACAATGTATGCTGGTATTTATTTGACCAAACAAGGCAATCCGATAAGGTAGAGTTTTACCCTAGAGGTTGGCTTGGAGGACTTTCTATGATAAAGAGGTACGCATGACCCAGAAAAAATTAGAAAAAGGCTCTGCATGGGAGAGCGCGGATTTGGATAATAACGGAACGATTACAGATGGTGAGATGGCTATGGCTGCTAAGATGGAGGAGTTACAGCATCGACGGGAAATGCACCATAATTTAGATAAAATGCAAGATCAACAACGCATGATGGCGTGGGTAGCTATGGGCTCTATGGTTTTATTTGTAGTGGCTATGATGACCCCTATTATTGATGTGGACAGAGTTAATCAATTATCGGGGTTTTTAAATACTTTTTTTGTAAGTCAAGCTGCTGTTGTTTCTGTGTTTATGGGAGCTACAGCTTATTCTAAACGAAACAATGATATATCAGTACAGGCTAAAAAATGAAAATGAAAGATATAACAGTAATGATACTTGCGCTAGGGCTTATGGGATTATTGGGCCTTATTGTAATAGACGAATTTATGATTGCAACCGATCATGGTGGTGAGTTTGATGAGGGCATACTGGGCCTTTTAAATAACGCCTTGGTTGGGGTTGTGGGAATTGTGGCAGGATACGTTACAGGTCGTAGTGAGAAATGTGAAAGTTGTGGTAAATGAGTTTATTATCGTCTTTGGTAGGCCCTGCAGCTCAATTACTGGATAAGGTAATTCCCGATCAAGACTTAAAAAGAAAGCTTGCCCACGATATAGCAACCATGGCGGAAAAACACGCACAGGAGTCCATGCTTGCACAACTAGAGATTAACAAAGCGGAAGCAGCCTCAGGGAGCTTGTTTAAAGGCGGTTGGCGGCCCTGTGTGGGTTGGATTTGTGCTATAGCTTTTGCCTATCATTTTATCGTAAAAGATTTAATAATCTTTGGAGCGTCCTTTGCGGGGGCTGATTTACCTGAGCTTCCAGAGTT